AGATTGCATTATTATTAACGAATACAAAACTTCAAAAGAAATTTGTAAAAAATTAAAAGATTATAAGAACTTAATTGTTGTAGAAAACACAAACAATCCCGATTTTAAAATTCTTTGTAAAGAAATTTCTATAGATTTGGGTAGACATACCTTGATAAAAGAAAATTATACTCTTATATTGCCGTATGATAAAAATGGTCAGAAAATTATTTAGATTATTTTTTTTAAAATGTAAATTTGGAAAAAATATTTCTCTCATAGAGCCGTGCAATTTATATGAATGCGAATTAAAAGATGGAGTATTTGTAGGTCCATTTGTAGAAATTCAAAGCGGGTCAAGCGTAGGAAAAAATTCCAGAATAAGCAGTCATTCTTTTATATGTTCTGGAGTGGAGATTGGAGAAAATTGTTTCATTGCTCATGGAGTAATGTTTGTTAATGATTTATTTACCGACTCAAAGGAATTCAAAGAATGGAAAATGAAAAAAACAAAAATAGGAAATAACGTAAGAATAGGATCTAACGCCACCATACTTCCAGTAAATATTGGAGATAATTGTATAATAGGAGCAGGTTCAGTCGTTACAAAAGACGTTCCTGACAATACGCTAGTCAAAGGAGTTCCCGCAAAATGAATGAAATGGCCATTATTGGATATGGATATTGGGGTAAAGTTGTACACAATAATCTAAAAAGTTTAAATGTAGATGATGTAATAATTTGCGACCCCTTTTGTAAAGAAAAAAACATAGTTAAAAACTATCAAGATATTGAATGCAAAAATGTATTCGTATGCGTTCCCACAAGCAGGCATTATGAAATTTGTTATCATTTTTTAAATTCTGGTTCAAATGTTTTTTGCGAAAAACCATTAACTGCATCCTACACAGAAACAGAACATTTATATAAAATTGCAAAAAATAACAAGAAAAAATTATTCGTAGATTGGATTTTTACTTTTAACGATCATGTTAAATTTATAAAGTCTATATGTAAATCAAAACAATACGGAAAGCTATTAAGCGTTACAATGAACAGGTTAAACATGGGGCCAGAAAGAAAAGACGTTAACGCTAGATATGACTTATCGTCTCACGACGTTAGTATTATGCTTCACGTTTTGGAAAAAATGCCATCTAAAACTTTATGGATAAACTATAAAAGAAACAAAAATTCTGTAAAAAGCGATAGCGCAATAGGGCTATTGGATTTTGGGGGCACGTTAGTTCAAATAAATTCAAGCTGGTACTATGGAAAGAAAGATAGGGATTGTATTTTTGAGTTTGAAAAGGGTTTCCTATATTGGGATGACGTAACTCAGGTTTTAAAATTTAATAATCAAAGAATAGACATAAAATTCAAATCCCCGCTAATAAATTCAATAGAATCCTTTCTGTCTAAAGATTTTAACTTTAAAAAACAAGAAAAAATGACAAAACAAATCTCTCAAATTCTAGAACACGAGAGTCCATTTTAATCATTAGCCACCCAATCTGCAGCTTTTAAAAACTGTTTGGTTGATTTTTCTATTGTATGATTTTTTAAAATATAATCTCTAGGAGTATATTTAGAATAATTTTCTATCATTTCATTTAAGGGCTTGTCAATAGCGTCGGGGCGATGATCATAAAAGTCATTTTGGTTTACTTTTATTCCGCAAGTTTCATCGAAGTATTCCAAAGACGTACAAAAATCTACATGGTGTCGATAATTAGAATCAAAAATAATCATTGGTACATTACAACTTAAAATTTCCATTGCAGCCATGTTTTGAGTTTCATCTAAAGATGAATGTATACAAAAATTAGATCTATTAGAAATATTTTTTAATTCTTTTTGGGTATATTTTCCATATTGTAATATTTCATATTTTATTTTATATTTATCCAAACTTTCCTTTAGCCACGATAATTCAATAGGTCCACTTTTATGGTAAATAAAACAATCTAAATCTTTTTTTATATTTTCTGGTTTGAAAAAATCTGTATCTATACCCGCAGCCCATAAGTAAAAATCAACATCAAAAATTTTTGCATCTCCAAGCTGTTTTAAATATAATGTTTTAACCCAATTGCTATGAATTAAACATTTTTTTATTTTTTGAAATATAGGCAAACGATCAGACGCATTACCAACCCCCATGGGTCCGATCACAGAAGTTTTTAAAATTTCTTCGGATTGTTTATATAGAATATTTAACGAATTTATATTTAAAGGAATATTTACTTCTCCAATTTTTCCACTTGCCTTCTCTTCGTCAAAAGTTATTCCATAATTTGCACCATGATCATTTAGGCCTTTAATTAAATTAGTTACTGCTGATCTAGGGCCTCTAAGATTTGTTTTTTCTTTCTCAGAATCTAAATCTTTAACTAATTGACTTTTTGTAATAATTAAATTTATTTTCATGTTAAATATTTAAAAATTTATAGTGGTCTTCGTGAGTAATTCTATGAAAACTAAATTGATCTTCTAAATATGACTTTATTTTTTCTTCTTTATAGTCTTCTTCATAAAAAGATACATAGCAATGAGTGTGAAATCTATCTTCTGGAATAAATTTAATACTAGAATATTTACATATATAACCCATGCATACATCAGCATACCTAGGAAATTTTTCCATAATTTTATTATAATTATTTTTAATATATTCCCCCATCTTTTTAAAAGATTTACAGTTAAACAAAATACCCCCACCTCCGCAATAATCTAATGTATCTCCAGCAGAGTGTGCGCCGTGATTCATAGCTCTAGCATTGTCATAGTATCCTATTTTCCAATTAAAAATATCTCTACCATAAAAAGTTAATTCGTTTTCTGTAATGTTTTTTTTACAAAAATTTAAAATATTTTTAATAAAAAAATAATTGTCGTCGTCTCCCAAAAGATAATATTTACAATCAAGATTCATTTCATATAAATTTAAAATTCCTTTTATCATCTTTTCTTTGTTTGAAGATAGAAAATTATTTTTGGTTAGATTTAAATATCTGTAATCTTTATTTTCGCAATCTGTAAAAAAGTAAATGTGTTCAATGTCCTTACCCCAAGTATTTAAAATGTTTTTTGAACGTTCTGCGTAATTTTTAGAGCAGGAAGTTATTAAACCAACACAGATTTCATTTAAATTTGACATACCTAATTATATATATTATACTTTACCGTGAATAAAAATGCCAAGATTTTTATAGCTGGACATAATGGAATGGTAGGTTCAGCAATAATGAGAAATTTATCAAGCAATGGATATAAGACTATCTATTTTGCAGATAGGCAACATCTTGATTTATTAAATCAACAGTCGGTAGATAAATGGTTTAAAGAAAATGACGTTGACGTTGTTATAGATGCCGCGGCGAAAGTCGGGGGCATTCATTCAAATAACACCTATAGAGCAGATTTCATTTATGAAAACTTACAAATACAAAACAACTTAATTAATTCATCCCACAAACATGGAGTAAAGAAACTATTATTCTTGGGGAGTTCTTGTATATATCCAAAATTTGCAGATCAGCCAATTAAAGAAGAATACCTCTTAACTTCTCCATTAGAGTATACAAATGAACCATATGCTATAGCAAAAATTGCAGGCATTAAAATGTGCGAAAGCTATTATAAACAACATGGATGTAATTTTATTTCAATAATGCCAACTAATCTATATGGCCCAAATGATAATTTTCACCCCGATAATTCTCACGTGTTACCAGCATTATTAAGAAAATTCCATGAAGCCAAACAGGCTATCTGTTCCGTGGTTAATGTTTGGGGTACAGGAAAAGCAAAAAGAGAATTTTTACACGTAGACGATTTGGCTAAAGCTGCTGTTTTTGTTTTAGAAAATGTTGATGCAGAAGATATTTATAGTAAAAATATTTCACATTTAAACGTTGGTAGTGGTGAAGATATTTCTATTGCAGATTTAGCAAAAACAATATCTAACACAGTCATGTACGAAGGTGAAATTCAATTTGAATTAAATAAGCCGGATGGAACATTAAGAAAATTAATGGACAATTCAAGAATAAAAAGCTTTGGGTGGAAGCCTACGATTTCTTTAGAAGAAGGCTTGAAAAGTACATATAATTGGTATAGAGCTAACGAAGATAATTTAAGGTCATTTTAATGAGTAAAAAAATTCTTGTAACTGGAGTACTTGGTCAAGATGGGGCCAATATGTGCGAATACCTTTTAAAAAACCCAGAGAATAAAGTCTTTGGTATGATTCGCAGAGTATCAAATCCAAACTTTTCAAATTGTGAAAACTTTTTAGATCACCCAAATTTTCAATTAGTATATGGTGATTTAGTAGACGAATACAGTATAGCTAAATTAGTTCAGGATATTCAACCAGATTATTTTATCAACTTTGCCGCCAACTCTTTTGTTGGTTGTAGCTGGGACATGCCCATGCAAGTATTTGACGCTAACGCAGTGGGTGTCATGCGTTGTTTAGAAGCGGTTAGGGCATATCAGCCGAATTGTAGATTTTATAGTGCGGGAAGCAGTGAGGAGTTTGGAGACGTTGATTATGCTCCACAAGACATGAAGCACCCACTCAAACCTCGCAGTCCATATGGAGCCTCTAAGTGCGCTGCTAGGCATCTTGTGAAAGTATACAGGGAATCTTATAATATGTACGCCGTACATGGAACACTTTTTAATCACGAAGGAACAAAGCGTGGGGAAGAATTTGTTACAAGAAAAATTACCAAAGGCGTTGCTAGAATTAAAAAAGAACTAGGTACAGGTATTGACATAGAAGCCCCAACTCCAATTGAATTAGGAAACATTCATTCAAAGCGAGATTGGAGCGACAGTGAAGATTTTGTTGAAGGTGTTTGGTTAATGGTCAACCAAGAAGAACCTAAAGATTACCTTTTGGCAAGCGGCGAAACCCACACAATAAAAGAATTTGTTGAACTAGCATTTAAAGCTGCTAAAATAGATGGCTACTGGGAAGGAGAAGGACTAGACGAAAGGTACGTTTATAAAGGTAGCAGTCATAAACATAGTTTGGTTGTAATAAATGAAAAATTTTATAGACCCGCAGAAGTAGACCTGCTTCTTGGCGATCCCACCGCAGCAAAAGAAAATCTTGGTTGGAAACCAAAAATTACATTTGACAAACTTGTAAAAAGAATGGTAGAATTTGACCTAGATGCCCAGAAAGAAGAATAAGTATCAAATATTTGTTGAAAGGTTTTTAAAAGATCCAAAATCCTTAAAGGTTCCCGGATGGAGAAGAGAGGTTGCTATAGCCAAAAAGCTTTTTGATAAATTTCAAGATGATAATTTTTTTACTTCTTTAAAATTAGATTTTAAATTAAATTCACTAGCTTGGTTTTTAACCAAAGACGGCTTAAAGTTTCTATATAAACAACAAAGCCTTTTTAGGCTTGCTTTACCAGAAAAAAAGAAGTATACTTTAGGGGATAAGGTTCTTGGCCCCAAAGGCAAAACGTCCAGAAAACCAAAAACAATAATAGATTTTATAGATAATAATGAAGAAGAAAACGAAAACTGAAGGAACATCTCCACTAGATCAAATAGGCGCATACCTCAAACAACATAGCGGAGATCATTATAATTTTGAAGAAGAAAGAACCTATACGGTATCTAGCGGTAGTTTGCTTTTAGATATTGAAATGGGTGGCGGAATCAAACCGGGGATTGTGCGAGCTTCAGGAGTAACTGAGGGTGGCAAAACTTCATGCGCTTTATCTTTTGCTAGAAACTTTCAAAAGATGGATAACTCAATGGTCATTTATATCAAATCAGAAGGTAGACTTTCAAAAGATATGATTGAAAGGTCTGGTATAGACACAAGTGAAGAAAAATGGTTTGTGTATAAATCTAACGTTTATGAATCAGTAATTGACTTCATGAGGGAATTAGTGGCTAATAACCCGACAGATACAAGATATATGTTTGTTATTGATTCAATGGATGCGCTTGTACCTAGGGGAGATTTGGAAAAAAGCTCAGACGAAGCATTAAAAGTTGCTGGTGGATCATTACTAAGTTCAGATTTCCTAAGAAAGATGGCTCTAGGTTTAGCAACCAGAGGGCATATATGTTATATGATTTCTCAGGTAAGGAGTTCTGTTCAAATTAATCCTTATGCAAAATCAGACCCAAAAGTTACCAATGCTTCTGGGGGCAATGCAATACTTCACTACAGCGATTGGATTTTAGAGTTTCAGCCTAGATATGTTAAAGATTTAATCACAACTCAAGCCGCCGGTAAAGGCGATATGCTTGGACACTGGTGTAAGATAATCTTTAGAAAAACCTCTAATGAAAAAACAGGACTAGAAGTCAGGTATCCAATTAGATACGGCAGGACAGGAGGCAAAAGCATTTGGGTTGAATATGAAATTGTAGATATGATGCTGGCTTGGGACATGGCTGTAGCCAAGGGAGCTTGGGTTACAATTTCAGATGAGTTGGTAGAAGAAGTTCAAAAAGAATTAAAGGTAGAACTCAAAAAACAACATCAAGGCATGGATAATTTACGAAAATACTTTGAAGAAAATAAAGAAATTGGCAAGTATATCTTTAATAAATTCAGAGAAGCCCTCAAAAAAGCATGAGGTTATACAATGTATATGGAAAGCTCCAAAGTAGAAAGGTTAGCAAATACCTTATAGATTGGGATGATAAATCCAAATCTAAAATACAGTTCAAAACCAAACAGTTTCTTAAATCTTATTGGCAAAACCATATTGTTTATGAAGAATTCCCCGTATATGGCACAAAACTAAAGGTAGACTTCATTAACGCTACCAAAAGAATAGCCATAGAAGTCAATGGCACTCAACATAATAAATTTAATAAATTTTTCCACAATAACTCAAGAGCCAACTATCTTGAATCAATAAAACGAGACGTTAAAAAAAGAGAATGGCTAGAATTAAATAATTTTTTAATAGTAGAAATAGAACAAAATGAAGTAGATAAACTAAGCAAAGAATGGTTTAAAAAAGAGTTTGATATTATTTTATAATTATGGTGTAATAATTGTTATGGATCAGGAGCCATTTAAAATACCTCCTTCCTTATTGGCACAAATAAATGAATGCTCAAACGGGGGATACGTGTTGTTTACATTCAATTCTGCAGGACAACCAGTTGTTCACTCTAACTTTGATACGCCCATGAACGCCATGGCTTTAGAATATTATATAAATCATTATATAAAAACTTTAGAAGTCATGAATTTAGAAACTTCTGTTGAATTTTTCTCTGACGATTTTGAAATTCAAGAAGAGCCCGAAGAACCAGATTGGCCAGATGAGGACGACGAAGAAATAGAATAAAAAGTCTTTACCAAAAAAGTGATTCGTGCTATAAATAAAGCATGACAAACGTATCAATTCAATTAGAAAAACATGTATTGGGGGGTTTACTACGAAACCCTTCTGTATTAGCGGACATAGAACCATTCATTTCAGAAAAAGACTTTTATGTAAAAGCTCATGCAACAATCTACAAAATTTTAAAAAACTCAATTTTAAAAGGAGATAATGTAGATAGCGTAATTGTTTCACAGAAAATTAAAAGCTGTGGAGCAGAGAATTCTTTTAGGGAATGCTTTGGTAATGATATTTCAATATTTGATTATTTAGATAATTTAAGCTACATACAAATCACAAATAACGGTGTTATAAAAGCAGCCCAAGAGCTTGTATATATGAGAGTAAGAAGAGAGGTTTCTCAAAGCGCCGAAGAAATTAAAAAGCTTGCAGCTTCAGGAAATGTAGATAATCTAGGAGATTTTATATCAGAGGCAGATGCAATTTATCACGAAAGAATGCTTTCTTATACAAATGTTGAAGATAAACCTCAAGACCTGTATGAAGACATATTAAAAGATGTTGACGAAGCTGATGTTGTAGAAAATTTTGGATACTTAACTCCGTTTCCAGAATTTAATAGATTGTATGGGGGCTTTAGGCCCGGAAACGTATATTGTTTTGCCGCAAGACCCGGACAAGGTAAAAGTACATTACTTAACCATCTTGCAATGTCAGTAGGTTCTCAGTACGACGTACCAGTTTTAATTATTGACACAGAAATGCAAACCAAAGATATTAGAACCCGTATGTTAACCGCTCTATCTGGTGTTCCAATGCATATCATTGAAACTGGACAATATAAACGAAACAAAGATATGTACGATAAGGTAAGAAAAGCTGCCGAAGAATTAGAAAAAGTTAAAACGAAAGTTAAACATTACCAAGCTGGAAACAGATCTGTTGAGCAAATAATGTCAAAGGTTAGAAGGTGGATTCTATCTGACGTTGGTAGAGGAAATCCAGCTATTGTTTTATACGACTACCTCAAACTTACTGGAGAAAAAGTTGGACAAAATTGGGCAGAGTATCAAGCGATGGGTGAAAAAGTTAGCCTGTTTCACCAATTGTCAATGGAAGCAAACATTCCAGTTTTAACAGCAGTACAAGCAAATAGAACTGGAGAAAGCTTTAACAAAAAGTCTTCTCAAATATCTGACGATAGTTCTTCAATGGCTGTGTCTGACCGAATTCAATGGTTCTGTTCTTTAACTGCGGGAATCAGAAGAAAAACCATTGAAGAGATTGCTGAAGATGAAGGGTTATCACAAGAAGAGGCGGAGAACGCTAACGAGCAAAGAGGTATGAACAACTTAAGGTTTGGCACTCATAAACTGACAGTGTTTAAATCTAGGTTTCAAGGAGAAAATGCTCCGGGGCATCACGACCTACACAGAAGAACTCTGTCAGATGGAAGCTTTAGATATGAAAACAATTATTTAAACTTAGAAATAAATAATTTTAAGGTTGAAGAAAAGGGTTCTTTAGAACACATCATACGCAGACAACAGGGTAGAGCTACGTTAAATGACGAAAACTCAAACGATGGTGATTTAATCTAAATGGATGTAAAACAAACATTATTAGAGTTGGGTTATTCTAACATAAAAGACTCTGGTGATTTCTATAGAACAAAACCAATCTATAGAGATTCCGATAACGAAACATCTCTGTCCGTGAATAAAATCACGGGCAGATTTGTTGACTTTGGAAGAAACATAAAAGGTTCTTTTGAAGAATTAGTAAGACTTTCTTTACGGGTAGACAAGATAGAAGATGCTAAAGAATGGCTCTCTGATAAAACTACCCATTATACAGAAGCTCCAAAATATGAAGTAAAGATTTCAGAACAAAAAATATTTGATGAAAACCTTTTAGATAAAATTGAAAAAGATGAATCCTATTGGGTAAATAGAGGAGTCTCAGTAGAGACCCTAAAAGAATTTAACGGCGGAATTGTGCGCTCTGGAAAAATGAAAGATAGATATGTTTTTCCTATTTTTAATTCTAAAAATAAAATTGTAGGATTTTCCGGTAGAGATTTAATGAATTATAAAAATTCACATAGACCCAAATGGAAACATATTGGTTCTAAATCTACTTGGGTATATCCAGCCTTTTTAAATTCTGACATACTTTTAAAAAATAAAAAAATTATTATTGTTGAAAGCATTGGAGACCTTTTAGCATTGTGGGATGCAGGTATTAAAAATGTTATTGTTTCATTTGGTTTAGATATAAGTTCCCAGTTATTAAACTTCCTCTTGAAAATTGATCCAAATGAAGTTATATTATCTTTCAATAATGATGAAGCCAATAATAGTGCTGGAAACAAAGCAGCAAATAAGGCTTTTAATAAATTAAATAAATATTTTGACTCCAAACAAATAAAAATAATCCTACCAGACAAAAAAGACTTTGGAGAAATGAATCAAGAAGAAATTTTAAAATGGCAAAAAAAGATATAAATTACTTGTCCGCTTCCAGAATGAAAACTTTAGAAGCGTGTAGTTGGCTCTATTGGTGCAAATACGTATTAAAGCTGCCAGACACAACAAATGCTGGAGCACAAAAAGGCAGTATATGCCACTTAGTTTTGGAACTTCTATTAGATCCCAAACACAAAAAACATTTCACAGCCATTACAAAGCTTTCTGACATGGAAGCGTCAGAACCAGTAACCCGACTAGTTATCAAGCACCTTAAGAAACAGGGGATATATGAAGAAGAACACTACGAAGACATAAGGTACATGATACTAGTTGGGTTAAACTATGACTTTTTTGGAAAGGGTGGAAAGCTGGAAAGCCCCGAATATGAATTCAGAATTGAAAACGAAGACCCCAAGTATTGCGTCATGGGGTATATAGATAAAGCTATAAGTTATAAAAAAGATAAAAGAATGCTTATTGCTGACTACAAAAGTGGCAAAAAGAAATTTGAAGGAGAAGATTTAAAATCAAATATTCAAGCAATGGTTTATTCTCTTGCCTCAAAAAAAATATGGCCCGACCTCAAACCAGTTGTAAGGTTCATACATTTAAAATTTGGAGAAAATCCAATTCAAGAACTTCAATATAGCGAAGAAGCACTTAAAGGTTTTGAATATTACTTAGAAGGTATTTACAAACAAATGGAGTCCTTTGACAAGGAAGCCTCCGAATCTAACCTAGCGGCTCACCAACCATTCCCAGACAAAGACGCTGGATTTAAAGGCCCTCTACAATGCGGATTTGCGAAACATCCGGGACAACTTAAAAAAGACGGTTCTCCCATGTGGCATTGTGCTTATAAGTTTGCATATGATTATTATGTTCTTCAAGATAAAAATGGAAAACAAATAGCTTCATCAAAAGATGAAAAAGAACTAAAATCAAAAAAGAAAAGGGGTCAAAAAATAGTAAAGAAACATTACGAAGGTTGCCCCGCACACAATTCTAAAAGCACCGACGATTTTGAATTCTAGTGATATTTCATTCTTTATGCTTGCTCACAAGCTTCCTAAAGCTACAGAGTTCTGCTTGAGAAGTGTGCGTAAATTTTATAACAATAAAATTATTGTCTTTGAAAGCGGATCTAATCAGCTTGAATCTATATGCCACAAATATGACTGTCAATATTTTTACGAGCCAATTAATTATCAAAAGATAACCCCTGAAAGCAAATACGTTTTAATGTCAGATTTAGAAGATTTTAAAATTTTATTAAATCAATTAAATACGGTCTGCGATTTATGTGAAAGCAAATGGTTGGTTTATCTTGAACCCGACATTGTAATCAGAAACCATATTGAAAATGTACCCGAAGAAAATTTTGCGGCTGGAGGCAATATTCACGACTTTAATACATTTGAACCTTTTGAGACTCAAACAATAAACAAGTACAGAAAAGAAAAAAAATTACCATTAAAAGATAAATATGTTTTTAGCGCGCCGATGATATACAATAGAGATATTTTAAAAAAAATACTCAAAACAGACATTGAAGAAAAAATACAATACGCTTTAGACAACTGTCCTAAAAATACTTTCCTTGAATTAAGAGCTTTAGATGCTTTTATGAGTTTTTTATTTTTTATAAATGGGTACGAAATTAAAGACTGGGATCAAGTTGTAGAAATATACCACCCAGAAAACGAACACAGATTAGTTTTTGCACCAATGGTGCATCAGTTTAAACATTTTTATTCTTGACTCGCTTGCATAAAGCGGTTATTGTTAAGTCAACGATATGATAATTCCACTTTTTAAAAGTCACTACTCTTTAGGAAAAAGTATTTTAACATTATCTAATGAAGATAATGGAGATAAAGTGGCTCCAGATTCTATTATTGATATATGTAGAAAAAATAAACTTAACGAATTCTTTTTAGTTGAAGATTCAATGGGTGGATTTCTTGAGGCTTATAAAAACTCAAAAGAAAATAATTTAAAATTAATGTACGGGTTACGTCTTACGGTCTGCGCAGACATGCTAACTAAAGACGAGGAGTCTCTTTCTACAAATTGCAAGTATGTAATTTTTATTAAAAACTCTCAAGGTTATAAAGACCTTATCAAGATTAATGATTTAGCAGCCAAGGAGGGCTTCTATTATGAACCAAGAATAGACTTCAAACATCTTCAAAGTTTATGGACTAAAAATCTTAAACTGTGCGTACCTTTTTATGATTCATTTATTTTTAAAAATATTTTACAAGGGAAAAGTTGCATTCCTGAATTTGAATTTGTAAATGATGTTGCATTTTTTATTGAAGATAACAATCTGCCATTTGATGAATTGATCAAAAAGTCAGTCTTAGAATTTACAAACGACGGAAACGATTATCCATTAGTTGAAAGCCAAAGCGTGTTTTATAAAAACAAAGAAGATTTTAAAGCATACCTAACATTTAGGTGCATTAGCAAGCGAACAACTCTTAACAAACCAAACTTAGAACACATGTGCAGTGATACATTTTGTTTTGAAAACTGGAAAGAAAAAAATGAAAGCTAAATTTGTAGAAAAAGAGTGGGGCCACGAAATCTGGTTAGCTAATAACGAAAAAGAAAATTACTGCGGTAAAATTCTACACATAAACCAAGGACATACTTCTTCCATGCATTTTCACATGGAGAAGCACGAAACTTTTTACGTTACAGACGGAACACTACAAGTTATATTAATAGATACAGAGCAGGGTAAAGAGCGCCACCATATGGTACTAGAAGGATGTACATTTGAAATAGATAGAGGGCAACCGCATCAATTGATTGCATACGATGGAGACGTAGAATTTATTGAAATAAGCACGTTCCACAAAGACTCAGACAGCAAAAGGATTAAACGATAATGGATGACCATTTATTAAGATTTAAAAAAGACACCAATTATGTTCTTATTGATTGCGAGACAGAAAACCTTTGCCTTCACTCAATGAATAACTTGCCTTGGCAGATTGGCATGATAAAAGCCAAAGGAGAAAACAAAATTGACGAACAAGACCTTTGGTTAACTTGGAATAGAGATATTGACGTTAGCAAAGATGCGGCGCGAATCACTCATTTTAATTACGACACCTACAAAGAAAGAGCAAAAGATGCCAAGAAACTATTTCCAATAATGCAGGAGTGGCTTGATAATGCAGACTATATCATTGGACATAATATCCTTGGATTTGACATCTACCTCCTTAAAGATTATTACAATTATATGGGTGCCGATTACAAGCACTTATTGCCAAAAATCATTGATACCAACTGTGTTGCCAAGGGTGTCAAATACGGCTTCAAATTTAGCCCCAGAGAGGACTTTCTTCTCTATCAGTACAAAGTACTGCACACCCACAAAAGAGGCGTTAGAACGAATCTGAAGGCCTTGGGAGAGGAATTTGAGATAGATTTTGACCCAGATAAGCTACATGAGGCTTTATATGACCTTGAATTGAACCTTAAAGTATGGAATAAATTAAAATGCATGATAGAACTGTAAATTTTATAAAAGATTTTAAAAAATTAGATATCCCATTACATGGGGTAAGATTGCCCTCTTTTAAAATTGAAGAGAAGTATAAAAAAGAAGCGGGAGTAAAGACCGACGTTAGCAACATAGACTTTCTCAAAGCTTTAATGAGAACTGGTTTTAATAAAATTAAAAATAATATACCAGCCAAGGATCATCAACTTTACAGAGAAAGGGCTAAGTACGAAATTACAACACTTAGAGAATTAGGGTTTGTTGATTATATTTTACTTGTGTGGGATGTAATTAACTTTTGTAAAAGAAACGATATCCCAATTGGACTTGGACGCGGCTCTGCCGCTGGAAGCCTTACATTGTATTTAATTGGAGCAACCGGAATTGATCCAGTTAAACATGATCTTTATTTTGAGAGGTTTGTATCTAAAATCCGAGCAAAGAAACAGGAGGTTGATGGAATAACATATCTTGACGGTTCATTGATGTGTGATGTTGATATTGATGTCTGTTATTACAACAGAAAGAAAGTCCTAGAATATCTTGAAAGAAAATTCAAAGGTAAGACTTCAAAGATTCTTACATTTAACACTCTTAATACTAAATTATTAATTAAAGAGTGTGGAAAAATTATTAAAGAAAAAAGTGAAACAGAGATGAATGAGGTTACATCATACATCCCAAAAGTTCATGGCATTATTAAAGACATTGAATCAGCGTATGAAGAGTCAGAAAGTTTTAGAAAGTGGAGTGATAAAAACACGAGCATATATAAAACCGCTTTAAAGCTTAGGGGTCTTGCAAAAAACAAAGGCGTTCACCCTTCAGCTATTGCAATTTCTCACGGCAAACTTAATGAAAACTGTCCGACAGAACTAGATTCCCAAAAGAATTCTGTAACTTCTTTTGATATGAATTGGGTATCAATGTCCAATGTAAAACTTGACATTCTTGGACTTAGAAGTGTTTCTGTTGTTGAAGACGCTTGTAAAAGTATTGGTATTTCTATTAATGATATAAATTTAAATGAACCATTTATATATCAACAATTACAAAATTTAAAAACTCCCCACGGTCTTTTTCAAATTGAGGCTGATACAAACTTTAGAGTATGTCAAAGAGTGAGGCCACAAAATTTAGAGCAACTCAGTGCCGTTTTAGCTATTGCTAGACCCGGGGCACTCAGCTTTTTAAATAAATACGCCCTGTATACAAGACATGAGGTATACGAGCCAATCCACTCTTTCTTTGACGACATCTTAAAGCAAACGGGTGGAGTTGCATTGTATCAAGAGCAATTAATGAAGATGGCAAATAAAATTGGATTCACTCTTGATGAAGCGGAAATTTTAAGACGCATTGTTGGCAAAAAGAAGGTGAGCGAAGTTAGAAAATGGAAAAAGAAAATCAAAGACAAAGTAAAAGAAAACAATCTTGACCCAAAGATTGGCGATGTTCTTTGGCAAATTCTTGAGGACTCAGCGAATTACTCATTTAATAAAAGCCACTCTATTGCTTACGCTGCTCTTGCCGCAGCAACTACCTATCTTAAATTTAAACATCCAAAAGAGTTTTTCTTGTCTCTTTTGAAAATGACTAGGTTTGAGCCAGATCCTATTGCTGAAATATCTAAGATTCAAAAAGAGTTGGATTATTTTAAAATTAAATTATTCCTCTCTTGCTAATTAAAATATTTATATGACTAAGTTTCTTATATCTCAAAAAAAGTGTAATTAATTTTTTTTATCTATCTATTGAGAATATAAAAAAAAATAATTAATT